CTGTACCACCAGCAACAGTGATAACAGCACGCGCATAACGCTTGATCTCATCGGTGTTAACGGTGAGAGTCTCAACGAGAGCTGTGTTGGCAGTTGTCGTGGTGAAAGCAGCATCAGTCACATCAGCAAAAGTGCTGTTGTCAGCTGAATCCTGCACCTTGACTGCATAGGTGATGCCTGAGCCACCAGCCTCAGCATCCAGAATCAAAGTGATGTCACCTTCATAGTCCAGAAGGTCAACCCCTGTTTCGTTGCCAGTTGCAGTGACAACATCATTAGGGGCAAAAGACAAGACGGTCAAAGTCCGTCGTGTGTTGCCGATGCTCATTCCTTAGTCCTCTTGCGAGTAGTGGGCTTTTTAGGGGGGCAAGAAGGTGCCTCTTCCTCTGCCGGAGGTTTGGCGGGACAAGCGACAGCTTCCTGTTGATGCTCAACAGCTTTGCCGAGACCGATAAGGGTCACGGCATCACTGTTTTCGACTTCCAGGATGGAGCCCACATCAGCAGGCTCCCCCGAAATCATTACTGGCCTCAGAATCTCAAGCTTCATGAGTCAGAACGAGATGATGAATTACCAGTATCAAGTGGCAAAGCAGAACGCGCCAGGCTGCTTAACGGCGAAGTCAACATCTTGCAGAGCAATGATGCGAACAGTGCCAGCAGTTGCGCCTGCAAATGGATCAACTGTTAGATCCAGACCAGACCACATAGCCATGATCAGCTGAGAGAAATCACCAAACAATGCATCGTTGTTACCGAGCTGATTGGATACGGTCACGGGGTAACCGTTGATTTCGTCGTTCTCATAAACGAACTGAGCAGTGCCGCTTGCCTTTTCGGTGCTCTTCAGAGCGCCACGGGCAGAAGCGTTAATGATGTAACGCAAAGCGCCAGCATCAGCATTTGCAACGGCAACGTCGGTTTCCATGCCGATGTACTCGGCGAAGGTTCCGAAGCTAGTCAGTGACTGAGTGCCAATGCCAGTCGTGTTGATGATGCCAAGAGGCTGGTTCGAGGAACCAGAACCATTCAGGCCAACACGATCCAGCTCAAGAGCCAAGACTTGAGCAAGGTCGTTACGGACCATCTGCTCAATGTCGATGCTGGACTGAAGCAGCAGCTTGCGGGAATAATCCACGAAAGCACCACAAGTCTTAGGTGAAAGATTCACCTGCTCGATGGTTTGCTGAGACTCGGTTGGAGAAGAGCCCTCGCCGACCCAATAGGCAGTTGCAGCAGCTGACTGCTTGGGGATTGAGATGTTGCCGTTGATGCCACTCAGGGTGGTCATGCCAGCGCCAGCCAATGCAAGCTTGTTGCGCAGCAGGTCGATAAAGGAGCCGCTCAGCAGCACATCTTCGACAAGGTTGCCACCAGCAGTTGCAGTGCCAACGTTCAAGTCACGACGCAGCACTTCGTTGGGAACAACGATGCCGTTAGAAGAACGGTCGTACTTCTTGGCTGCTTCTGTGCCGACTTCAATCTCAAACTCAGCTTCACGACGCGCTGATGCATCGCTCTGATTAGCCAAGTAGTTAAGAGCGCGAACGAAGCTGAAGCGCTTAGTTTCCTGCTTTGAAAGGCCGAGGTCATTGGAAGTGACATCGGCAGAACGGATGGGCTGTTCCACTTGACGAGTTCCGAGTTTTTCGAGGATTGCAGCACGAGCTTCATCAATGGAGTTGTCTCCATCAATTAGCTCTTGAGCCAGATCTGCCATGCGGTGCTGAGCACCCAGGGCATTGATGGCGGCAACGCGGTCTTTTTCGGCCTTTTTAGCCTCCGACCGGATCACCTCCAGGTTTGGAGCTTGATCTTCCATAACAGGAGTGGGTGTAGATGCGGTCGTGAC